AAATTGCACCAACAGCATCTGCTGCGACAAAACTTAGTAATATACTTGGAAATAATGTTGGTGGAGGAACTATGGATTTGATATGGGGACCAGATATTGAGTTAATTGAAAGTCAAACCGCCGTTCATCAATTTCTTGGCGAAGGAAAATATATACCTCATTTAAACGCAATTTACGCCGGACTTGGTATACCACCCACATTAACAGGAACATTTGGCAGCGGTGGTGCTACGAATAATTTTATTAGTTTAAAAACATTAACACAACGATTAGAATATGGTAGAAAAACATTAATGGCATTTTGGAAAAATGAAATTGCCCTAGTACAAAAAGCTATGGGTTTTAGATATCCAGCAAAAATAGAGTTTGATAAAATGGATCTTAGTAATGAAGATGCAGAGAAGGCTCTATTAATTCAACTTGCTGATCGTAATATAATTAGTGATGAACTTATTCAACGCATGTTTGGTATTGATCCCGATATTGAAAAAACCAGAATTAATAGAGAGAACTATGAAAGAGATACTGATCGTATGACAAAGAAAGCTGGCCCATATCATGATGATTCAAACTTTAAAAATAATCTTAAAAAGATAGCTCTTCAAATGGGAATTGCTGCACCTAGTCAAATAGGATTAAATCTTGAACCAAAAAAGAAAAATGAATTAACTGCAATTGAAATGAAAGCTGAATTTCCACCAGTTCAAAAAAGTGGATTCGGTGGACCCGCACCCAGCCCAACAAACAATACTCCAACCGGTGTTTCTGGTCAAGGAAGACCTAAAAATAGTAAAGATTCTCAAAAAAGAAAAAATAAAAAATTCAGTCCACAAACTGGAGCATCATTAAATATTTGGAATTTAGAATCACAAGAAAAAATATCAGATATTATGAATCCACAATTCTTAGATTTTTATAATAAAAAAAATATGAGAAGCTTATCAAGTAATGAATATGATGAAGCCGAAGATACAAAAACTAAAATCCTATTATCTATAGAACCTTTTGCTGATGTCACAGAAGAGTTAGTTTTATCTAAACTCAATACTTTAAATAGTATTGATATTAATCACAACTTTATTAATTACAAAAATTTTATTAAATCGATCAATAATGATATAAACAGATCTCTAACCTCGGAAGAAATTAAATATACCAAAGCCTATTTGTATAAAATGGTGTATTACCCCGAGCAAGAAGATTAAACTTAAGAGAAAAATATATGGAAATTTATCAACAAGAAATTGATGATGGTTTATCAGAATCACTATCTGCTAAAGCCTCCATAGTTTATGCGTCTCAATTATTTCATGATCCATCGATAAATTCTAAAAATTCTAGACTTAATATTAAGGCTCTTGCTGGCATAGAAGACAAAGATCTTTACTATACCCAATCTATTTTAGTATCAACATCATGGAATAAAAATGATGATATTTTTGACAAGGCCGAGGTATGGGCTGCTAGACACACCCCAGAAGATAAACCAACAAATTTAGAACATGACGAATCGATTATTGTTGGACATATTACATCTAATTGGCCAATAACAGTTGATGGCGAACTTATGGAAGAAAATACTACAATAGAGAATTTGCCAGATAAATTTCATATTTTAACCGGCTCAGTAATATATACAGGATTTACAGACGATACCCTAAAACACAGAACTGCACAACTAATTAATGAAATAAAATCTGGTAATAAATATGTTAGTATGGAGTGTTTTTTTAGTGGTTTTGATTATGGGGTAATAGATAAAACAACAGCTGAATATAAAATATTACCAAGAAATAATGAAACAGCATTTTTAACAAAACATCTTAGAGCATATGGTGGACTTGGCGAACACCAAAATTATAAGATTGGTAGAGTATTAAGAAATATTACATTTTCTGGAAAAGGTTTTGTGAGCAAACCAGCAAATCCAGATAGTGTTATTTTTACTGAGGATAGTATTAATTTTCATAATAATGTTCAAAAAATAGAACTTAATAAAGAAAAAAATCAGGCTTTTTCAGAAGTAGGTGTATTTTCAAATCAAGCAAATTTAAAGGAGAACATAATGAGTGTAGAGACAGAAAATCAAGAAGTTGCCGCAATGACAGAAAAAGAAATCATGAGTATGGTAACTCCCAGCATGTCAAAACCAAATGCTGAAGATATGCTAAATCAGCAAGAAGAAGAACTAAAGAAAAAAGCTGAATATCTACAAAAGAAAAAAGAAGAACTAGATATGGAAGAAGCCATGATGCAGAAGAAGAATGAAGAAATGGCTAAAATGCAGACAGAACTCAACGGCGTCTATGCTGCTCTAGAAACCAAAAAGAAAGAGCTTGCAGAAACAATGAAAAAAGAAAAGAAACTAAAAAGAGTAGCTGCTCTTGTTGAGAGCGGTGTTGCTTCTGAAGTTGTTAATAATTTAATCGATACTCTAGAGAGTGTTGATGATGCGTCATTCGATGCTATTACATCTTTAGTTGCTGCTGTTAATCCAGTTAAGGTCGCTGAAATTAAAACTAATCATAATTTGGTAACAGAAGACAGTCAGCATCCTCTTGCCACAATTTCTGATGCCTTAGAAACAGCGGAAGTTGAGAACGATATTGATCTTAGTGTTGGAAGTGAATCAGAACCTGAAACACACAACACAAGGGCCGCTTTAATAGATTTCGTTTATAGTAGACTCGGTAAAAAACTCAATAAGGGAGAATGAACATGGCTTTAAAAGCAGATCGCATTGAAACATTCACAGATATTTCATTTTTCATGGGTACAACAGGTACTCGTGGTGGTATCGTAGTATTTAGCACAAGTGGCTCAGGCGTAAGCATGGATGATGCTAAAGCAGTTGTTGCTTATCCAAGCACAACTTCATCTGGCACAAATCCAGCTGGCCTATTGCTAAACGATGTTGTTAACTATGATCTAACTAGACAACACATCAATTGGCATAAAGATGAGGTGCAAGTTGGTAGTAAAGTAACTCTACTTCGTAGAGGTCAAGTAACTACTAATAATATCACTGCTGGTGTAAGTCCAAGCGCTGGTAATCCTGCATATTATGACAATGCTGGTAATCTAACAACATCAGCTAGTGGTCAATATGTTGGCAGTGCTTTCGTTCCAGTAGGCACATTCTTGAGCGCTAAAGATGCTGACGGTTATTGCAAAGTAGACATTAATATTAGATAATCAATAAGGGAGAAAAACATGACCAATAATAGATTTGAAGCAACTCCAGAACTAACAGATCTTTTAGTTAAGTCTGGATCAGTTAATAAAGAAGAAGCAATAGCCGCAAACCATGAGTTTGCCAAAGCTCTTGAACTTCCTCTTCGTAAGGGTGTATTGAATGGTGATATTCTAGATGATATCTTTGAGCCAATTCAACTTGCTCAAAGTGCCACTCCAGAATTCCCACTCGATTTCGTTGCTCCTGGCACCGAAAAAGACTTTGTGGCCTATACCATTCCAAACCATGGTTATATTCCACAGCGTCACGTTGAGGGTGATTATGTTATGGTTCCAACCTATGACATTGGCGCTAGTATTGACTATCTTCTAAAGTATGCCCGCGATGCCCGTTGGGACGTTGTTGGTCGTGCTATGGAAGTTCTAGAAGCTCAATTTGTTAAGAAGTTTAACGATGATGGTTGGCACACAATTCTAGCTGCTGCCGTTGATCGTAACATCATTGTTTATGATAATGATGCTGTTCAAGGTCAATTTACAAAGCGTTTAGTAAGTCTAATGAAGACAGTAATGCGTCGTAACGGCGGCGGTAACTCTGCGAGTCAGAATCGTGGTATGTTAACTGATCTTTATGTTAGTCCAGAAGCTATGGAAGATATACGCAACTGGGGCTTGGATCAGGTCGATGAAATCACTCGTCGTGAAATCTATGTTGCTGCTGATGGAACACTAAATCGTGTATTCGGCATCAATCTACATGACCGTGATGAACTTGGTGTTGGTCAGCAATATCAGACCTTCTACACAAGTACCCTAGGTGCTGCTTTACCAAGTGGTAAAGAAGAAGTTGTTGTTGGTCTTGATCTTCGCAGACGCGATGCGTTTATAATGCCAATTCGTCAAATCTTCGAAGACGATACTCTTCATCGTCAGAAGAGAGCTGGATTCTATGGTTGGGCAGAGCAGGGCTTCGCTGTTCTCGATAATCGTAGAGTGCTTCTTGGCGCTATCTGATATAGTGATCTACAAAGCATGTTTAAATCAAAAGAGGCTGGCCCTTGTGGCCGGCCTTTTTTGTTAGGTGTATATATAATTAGGAGATTTATTTATGGCATGGCAAACTTCAATGACATTAATGACGCGCTTATTAATTGCAGATCTAGCTGATCCACCAACATATTCAGACACTAGATTACAGCAATTAATTTTATTAGGCGCAAGATATGTTCAACAGGATGTTTCTTTTAGTACAACCTATAGTGTTAATATTGATAGTTTAACCCTTTCACCGGACCCAACAGATTCACAATCGCTAAATGATGTTTTTACCAATCTTGTAGTATTAAAAGCAGCATGTATCGCAGATGAGAGCACATTTAGAACTAAAGCTGTTAATGAGGGTATAAGAACAGCTCTAGCCTCAGCAGACTTATCTGTACAAGGTAATTTAAGAGGATATCAAATTTTATTAGAGGAAGGTCCATGTTCTCTATATAGTAG